ATGCTGCTTTGAGTGGTCCAACCATAGATTTTGGTACAGTAAAGTATAAACTACCTTCTACATAAATCTTTGCAGGATAAGGATGTAGTTTATTTGTATTTGAATCTACAATTTTAACTATATCAAACCCGTCAATATTTTTGTAGGTAACAGAATTTGCCTCACCATTATCAGGGTTTTTCTCAATATACTTAGGAGTGCCAAAGCTATCTATCAACTTTATAACAAAGTCTCTAGGGCCTTCATATTCCCAGTTACCTATGTCTAGACCTTTATACTCCATAGCTTATTCCTTTACAAATTAATTCTTACATGTAGAATACTTTACTTTTTTGGTTATGGCAAATTTTTAAACTTACGCTTCTCTCACTTGGGCATTTTGACTATGTGAGTCAAATAAAACTTTCTTACCAGTAGTGAGATTTTCCTCAGTTTTTTCAATTGAAGATATTATTTTTCCGCACTGAGACTTACATAGCTTAAAAGATCTATCATACCCTGTTAAATATTGTTGTAGCTTACTCCAATAGTCATAACTTAATATTTTTTCTAAAGGAACGTGTAGTCCATTGAATAAATTTTCAAATTTAGGAGGATAATAAAAACGAGATTGATGTTCATCATAGTAATGACCCCCCGTCCAACAACATCTAAATACTAAGCCTTCAGGTGATACATACCATTTACCCCAGTTATCCCATACACATTTAATTACTCGTTCAGCTTTATCCATATTTTCTTTACTCTTTTTAGAGTGAACAAACTTTCCGGTTTTAGGAGCAAATACATCTCTAGAAGTTTTAACAGTAGAAAATGTATGAAAATTATGATCTAAAGCCATTTGTCTAGCTTCTTCTACCTGATGTTTATTGTGTTCAAATACTATATACTTCCAATGTACTTGTGCATTATTAGTTTTAATTACAGAACAAGCATTATTAAATACATCTTCAAACTTAGTATTGATTCTATATTTAGAATGAGTATCAGATAGACCATCCATATCAAAGTTAATGATATCACGTTTAGTTAGTATATTACCTACATCTGTCCAATAATCGTGACCGTGTATACCACCATTAGTATGTATTAGAATTCTAGTGTCGTGCTGTTTAACATATGTTATAATCTCACGAAACTGTTTATTCATAACCGAATCACCGAAGTTACCATTAATAACTAGCCATTCTAAATTTCTAAGTAGTTCAGGATAGAATAACTGTTTAAAACTATCTAATGATATAGTATATTTTTTATCATTTAAATTAATACGAAGAGGCTTAACTCTATGACAAGCAGGACATTTAGCATTACATCTAAATGTTAGTTCCGTTGTAAGTTGCCTATATTTTCTCATTAGGTTGGCGGATTCAAAGTTATAATCTGAACAGTTAAGCCTGATGGTATAGCTGCATCTTTAAAAGTTACCTTACCTGTGTTCTTATCATATAGGTAATCCGTGGTTTTAGCTTGAGTAATCCCATTTATACTAACTATTACATTATCAATAGTAGTAGGGTTAGAAGCTCCAGGAGTAGCTACATAAAAATTATTACTACCTGTACCTTCTCCTGTAGCACTAGCAGCTACATTTATAAGTTGTTTAAGCCCTAAAGCAACATTACTAGATACTACATTAAGATTAGCATTTAGTCTAGTAAAAGTTATAAAGTCATTAGCAGCAGAAGCTGTAATAGCTATCTTAGCATCTAATTGAGTTTGTAAAGCACTAGTAACACCGTCTAAATAACCAAGCTCTGTACTAGTAACATCCGAAACAATAATCTTACCACTTCCATCAGAAGCTAAAGCTCGAGAAACTGTAAGATTATCTTTATATACAGTAGATATAGCACCAGAACGATTATCGGTAATGGCAGTATTTAAATCTGCCCCATTATATTTTAATGTACCTACAACTAAGTTAGCTAGTCCTGTAGGACTAATAACAACATTACTATCAGGATCTCTAGTCTCAGCTATAGTAAAAGATTTAGCAGATTCATCGTAAAAAATAGCAGCGTTACCTGATGTACCCCTATTCATAAATATACCTACATCTGCAGTAGGAGTTCCTGTTACTGAATTAGCTAGTAGAATAAATCTATCTTGAACAACAGAATTTATAGTATTAGCAACAATACTATCACCAAGTACTGTTAAGTTGCCTTGAATAATTAAATCATCATTCATTTGAACAGAGCCAGTAAAATCTTTATTACCTGCTACTATAGCTGCAATATTAGCCTCTGCTGCAATAACATTTTGATGTATGACTATTACATTTTGCTGAACAGTATTAATACGTGATTCTGCAGCAGCAAATGTAGTAAAATCATTAGATTTAGCAGCATTAAATACAGCGGTATTAGCAGATATTATATTAGCTTGTGCGGCTACTACATTAGCATGAACAACATTAATATTACTTTGTAATAAATTTACGTTAGTAGTTAAACTAGCAGCATTTGCACTAGCGGCTAAATGTTCAGCCTCAATAGATTTTATACCATAAAGTCTTGTTACTATAGAACCGTTAGCCATTTTTTCTGCAGAAACTGCATTAGACTCTAAAACTGTAGATGTTACACGCGTAAGCGCCATATTCGCTCCTTAACTACTCATCTTCTAGTTGTTCAAAAAACTCAGCTAAAAAGTCCTTTTGTGTTAAAGTAGTATTATTAAATTTTTCTTCTATCTGAGAAGATATAGTTTTTTTATTAGGTACATTAACTATTTCTTCATTATTATCTGATAATTCTTCAAAAAACTCAGCTAAAAAGTCCTTTTGCTCTAAAGGTTCTGAATCACCTTCTTCAAAAAACTCTTTTATAAAGTCTTCAACTTGTTCATCAATTGTTGGAGGCTTTAGTATTTCATCATAAGTTAAGTCTACACATACTTTTATTGCAAGTTGTTTAACATAGTCAATAGTATCTTGATCTAATTCTTCACTTTTATCAAGCCATTGACGTTCACTTACGTAACTATTACCTCTTTGTTCATAATAAATACCAATAATAGTACCTTCGACTAGCTCTTCTATTTTTGGTTCTTTTTCTATTAACTTAGCGAAAGGAAAAGCTCTGCTAACCATATCATTACTTTTATCTTCTTCTATAAGTCTGTATTCAAAAAATATAAATTTTTGAAACATCTCATCTATATGAACTTTAATATATTCCATTATTCCCTCTTATGTTTTTATCATATAACGTGCGACAGCATGTGGAACCACAGCTGTATGTGTGTGACCACCGGCGGTAACACCAGATATCACAGCGGCAGTACTACTATCTTTGGCACTAGTAGCGACAGAAGTAGTAGCTAAACTTAAGGCAGCAGAGCCTGAAGCAGTAGTAATAGTTCCTCCAGATGCAAAAGCACCGGCTCCTGGTCCCAAAGAAAATGTAGAAGATTCTCCTATTAAGACTTTACTTTCAAAATTAGGAACATTAAAGGTTGTAGAACCATTTCCTGCTCCATAGACAGTACCTGTTACTGCAAATAAAGCAGCATAAGTTGTTCTAGTAACTGCTTGTCCATTACATTCTAACCAACCAGTAGGTACTGTACCTGCCATAGCTACAATAACTCCTGCAGGCATTAGAGGTACTGGTGCGGTACCAGATCCTGTTATAGCAGAAGATAGTACGACATTTGCAGCAATAGGTGCGTAAGTACCATTTTGCTGTATAATATTTAAACCATTTTTAGTAGAGGCAACACTTGGTGTGTGTGCTAAAGATACATTAGCAGTAGAACTACCAAAATTAAATAATATAGCAGTATTGTCACTAGAGGTTAGACTTGATATTTTAATTGCTGCGTGTCCCACTCCTGTAGCTTCTGGAAACCATTTTTTACCTCCTCCAGCAGTAGTAGCAGTTACTGAAAGATTATTAGTACTAACACCACTTGTAGTTAGATTAACTCTATCAGAGGTAATGCTACTAATACCAATCATAGTATTTACAACAGAGCCGTTAGTAGGAGGTATACCTACATCAATAAAATCAGCAGCAGTTCTATTATTAGCTGTTACAAGATATAATCTAGCATTAGCTGCCGCAGCACCAGCAGTAACAGTAGTAGCTAACTCTCCTATTTCATAAGAAGGAGCATTAGCCATCATTACAGTAATCCCATTCTCATTGCGATGACCTATACCACTTCTAGTAAAATTACCTCCGATTGGAGAAGATTTTTTGTTACTAGAATCAGAGACAAATAGAGCATTAACATTAGAATTAGCAAAATGCATAATAGTACCATCGGGTACACTTAAACCATCACCAGATGCAGTAAAATTTACTGTAGCAGGAGGACTTGAGCTTCTAAAATTAGTTAGTAAAGAACGTAAAGAGTTATTAAACTGAGTACGAGAAGCATTCAGTGAGGTACCTGCTGTAGGTTCTATATAGGTATTTGAATCTTGTAAGGCCATTTAAACTCCTGTTGCCGTCATCATTACAGACATTCCTGCAGAGGTAGAACCCGCACCACCATCACTGCTTTTAAATACTTGATAACTAATTGCTTGATTTGAAGCAGCTGTAGTTACCACTATATGAGGTTTATTTGAATCCTCATCTAATAGTGCATAACTTATCACAGGCCTATTTAAGAAGCCTGCACTAGTAATATCTATAGTTTTAGTAGTAGCATTATATGCAGTAGTGTCTGTAAAAGTAACTGTATCCTTCTCTATAGTATACCTAAATTTATCAATTGTAAAGTCAAATTCTTCAGGCTGAACATTTTTTAAGATAAATTTTAATTGGAACTGTCTAAATGTTCTAGTTCCTGCTTGATAAGTTTGATAACCATCATTAACTGCACCTCCTACAAATTGACTAATATTTACATTGCCATTTGCATAATATAACTGAGCATCAGCAGCAGTAGTAGTTCTAATTTGTGTTTGTGCTGTAATAGCTCCTAATGTTCCTGCAAAGGTATCACCAGAACCTGTATCATTATACTGTTTTAGGTTTACTAATTTATAATTAGAAGCCACACTTGTTATATTAGCTAAAGCATTTCCTCCAGTAGCATCTCCATTTGCATGATAAGTAGCACCCAGTCTAATTTCATCAGCATCTATGACTCCAGCTATTAAAGCATATGAATTTGAATTTGAATAATCACCTTCATCTACTACACCAGAAGAAATATATGTACCAAAACCACTAGAATTAAGAGCTGCAGTTCTACCTGCATTAGTATATAGTTGTATAGTACTCGTAGTAGGTGCATTTACATAAAGTTCTCTATCATTTATCTCTGTCATACCATTTACGTCATGAATAATAACTCTATCACCATTAGCTATACCGTGAACACCATCAGTAGTTATAACTGCAGGACTAGCTTTTGTAATTCCTGTAATAGATATAACATTACCAGTATATTGACCATCATTCCAGATAGCAAAAACATTACCATCAGTACCTCCTGACATAAAAGTTTGGTTATTAGAATCAAATCTTGGATTAATTACCGCAGTGTTACTAAACCCTAATACATGACCAATTCCACCAAATTGAACTTCTTTTAATACTCCACTAGTGCCAGATACTTCTGTAACACCAGATATATAGATCTCTTTAGTGTCTGTCCAATTAGTTTGTACAGATTGAGTAGCATCAAGATCTACAAATATAGAGCCCGTAACAGTTGATCCAAAATCTCTAATTTGTGTTATATATTCAGCCGTACCCGTAGCTAGTAAATCACTAGTAGAGGAGGTAACTGACCAGCCAGTAGAAGTACCATTAGCATTATCGGTAGTACTAGAGTCAAAGGGCGAGTCAGACTTGTTAAAAGCTAAACCACCTGTATTAGAATCTGCAAAAGAAGGAAAATTATCTTCTCCTGCATTTGTGTTAGTTATAGAAGTAAAATTAACAGAAGGACTGTCTTCACTATATGCAGCTACTACACTACTTCTAATAGGACGTGAAGTAATAAGTGTTATAGCAGCTACACTATCACTAAAATTACCGCTAGTATCTCTAGTTCTTGCAAAATAAGTAAATTCTCCAAAAGTATCTATAGGTATAGACTTACGAGCAGTACCTGCAGATACTGTTACTAAATCATCTGCTATAACAAAATTATCTATAC